CGTTTATCTCTGCCAGAACCAGTAGAGCTGAACAACCAGAGGCTCTACAAGGCGTTCACTCTGATAATGTGATGTTGGTAGCAGACGAGGCTTCTGGCGTTCCTGAAGCGGTTTTTGAGGCTGCCGCTGGTTCTATGTCAGGACACAACGCTCTGACCATCCTACTGGGTAACCCTGTGAGGTCTTCTGGCTTCTTTTTTGACACACATAATAGATTAAAAGACGAGTGGTGGACTAGACGAGTCTCTTGTATTGACTCTACTCGTGTCAGTAAAGAGTATGTAGAAGACATGAAATCTCGCTATGGCGAGGAATCTAATGCTTTCAGGATTAGGGTACTTGGAGAATTCCCTCGTAGTGATGATGACACCATCATTCCTATGGAACTGCTTGAATCTGCCAAACATCGAGACACCAGAGCCTATGAAGATGCCCCTATTATTTGGGGACTGGATGTGGCTCGTTTTGGTTCCGACTCGTCAGTTTTGTGTAAGCGTCAATCCAATGTAGTCCATACCCTAGAGCGGTGGAGGAATCTGGACCTAATGCAGTTGACAGGTGCTGTGGTGGCTCAGTATGAAGCCTGTGACCACAAGAATAGACCTGCAGAGATTCTGGTTGACTCTATTGGTCTGGGAGCGGGTGTTGTTGACCGACTCAGAGAATTAAAGCTTCCCGCTAGGGGGATTAACGTGTCTGAAAGTCCTGCAATGGGTGGGACTTATCTGAATCTAAGAGCAGAACTGTGGCACAAAGCCAAGGCTTGGCTAGAGAAAAGAGACTGCAAGATCCCTAATAACGAAGATTTGATCGGAGAACTTGCAACTGTCAGGTATACGTTTACTTCTAATGGCAAGATCAAGATTGAGTCTAAGGATGATATTCGCAGGAGGGGATTAAAGTCTCCTGACATGGCTGATGCTTTTGTGTTGACATTTGCCTCAGATGCCGCCACCATCTCATGGGGATCAAACAATTCTTGGGGTAAACCCATCAAGAGATTAATCCGAGGACTTGTCTGATTGCCGTTGCCACTTTGAGCTACCTAATAAGTAGCTCTTTTTTTATGCATCTTTCCAATTTCTATTGCTTGTAATTGCATATATTGCTTGAACTGTTACGCCAAAAGAATCTGCCAACATTTTGTGAGTTACACCATTTTGAGATAGGTGTTTAATTGCTTTAGCACCACTTTCGTTGATTATTGATCTTCCGTTGTTTGATCCTTTGTAAATTCCATGTTTTACTGAATCTGCAACATTTTGTGCATTTGTTCCGTATGCAAGATTTTCAACTTTGTTGTTGTATCTGTTGCCATCAAGATGACGAACTACTAACCCATCTGGTCGTGGTTTTATAAAAACATGGGCAACTAAAGTGTGAATGTATAACGACTTTTGAGGTTTCCCATCCATTGACTTTACTGATACACTAAGGTAATGTGTTTTATCATTTAGCTTTCTGAAAAATCTTCCATCTTTCCTAATGGCAGCAAATCTTCCGTGATTGCTAATTTCGTATAATCCTTCATAATTCGGTACAGGCATCCATACTTCAGGAGAATTTTCCATGATGAGTCCTAAGCAAAAAGAAAAAGTAGCCAAAGTATATCAGGAATTTAAAGATAAAAAACTTCATTCTGGCAAAGGTGGTCCAGTTGTGAAAAATCCTAAACAAGCGGTTGCCATTGCTTTAAGCGAAGCCCGTGCCATGCCTAAACGTGGATCTAGAACCGCTACCAATCGGAGCAAGAAATGAAACAAGGTCTTTACGCCAACATCAATGCCAAACAAGAGCGCATAAAGGCTGGCTCCAAGGAAAAGATGCGTAAGCCTGGCACTAAGGGCGCTCCTACTGCCAAAGACTTTAAACAAGCGGCTAAGACTGCTAAGAAAAAATGATTAAGCGTGGTTCTGAGCAATTTTCTGGTTACAACAAACCAAAGAAAACTCCCAACCACCCAAAGAAAAGCCATGCAGTATTGGCTAAATCTGGTGACGAGGTGAAGTTAATTCGCTTTGGTCAACAAGGTGTTTCTGGTAGTCCTGATGGATCTAAGAGAAACGAAGCATTCAAAGCCCGTCATGCTCAGAATATTGCCAAAGGCAAGATGAGTGCAGCGTTCTGGGCTAACAAAGTAAAGTGGTGATTATGAAATGCCCTATCGCAACCTATGACATTGAGACCAATTTAAAGAACCGAAATTGGGCTATCAAGAATGTTGACTATGGTCCTGCTAATCCTGAAGAGGAAAACGAAGAGTACTGGCAGAACCTTGCTGATATGTGGGATGTATCTCTAGATGATGTTCAAGAGATGCGATGCGGTAACTGCGCTGCCTTCATCCAAACCCCTGAGATGCTAGACTGTATCCTAAAAGGTATTGATGAAGAGACTGATGGCTATGCCAAAGATGTCCAAGGTGCGGCTAATCTAGGTTATTGTGAGCTATTTGACTTTAAATGCGCAGGTGAGCGTACCTGTGCCGCATGGTTATCTGGTGGACCTATCACCAAGAAAATGACCAAGAATCAGCAGAATATGTTGATGATGGCTAAAACAGAATACGAAATGGATGAGGACGAATAATGGAAGCCTTACTTGCCGCCTTTATGGAATCGCTTAAATCAGCCGCCACCGAAGGCGCTATGTCAGAAGCAGTTGCAGGTGGTGGTGCAGCGCCAGCATCTATGGGTGCTGAATTTGGCAACTATATGGGCAGTATGGTTAACCAACAAATTAACCCAACAGTAGAAGCCTTTAAAGGCATCACAGATCCAAACGCCACAATGGGCGATATGGCTAAATCTACATTTAAATACTCTTTTAATCCTAAAGAAGATGAGAAATCTCTCATGCTCCCGCAAGCAGGTATGGCATATGGTGGTATGGCTAACAATTACGTTGGTGGCATCCCTTCTTTACTACAGAATACTGGCTCTGGAATCCTCCCTTATATCGGCTCACGATAAGGAAATAATATGCAAGAAAACCCAATGTTGATGGCAGAAACGCTCCAAGGCCAAATGGAGCAAGACGAGGTAATGTCTGAAGAACAACTTCAGGGCGTTATCTCTGCCGAAATTACTGATGCAATATCCTTCATTGATGATGACATTGGTGGCAATCGAGCATTAGCGACTGAGTACTACTATGGAGATCTATTTGGTGACGAAGAAGATGGTCGTTCACAAGTAGTCTCAATGGATGTACGAGATACAGTACAAGGCATTTTGCCAAGCCTGATGCGTATTTTCTTTGGTCCAGAGCGTGTGGTTGAGTTTGCACCTCAAGGACCTGAAGATGTTCAGAATGCTGAACAAGCTACAGACTATGTTGACTTCATCTTCAAGCGGGATAATCCTGGCTTTAAGATTCTCCACTCAGCATTTAAAGATGCCTTGGTTCGCAAGTGCGGTATTGTGAAGTACTGGTGGGATGAGTCTGTTGAAGTTCGTGCAGAGTCATTCTCTATGCTTGATGAACAAAGCATGATGATGTTGACCAGTGATCCCAATGTAGAGATCTCTGCGGTGCGTGAGTATCCAGTGCCTGGTACTGAGCCAATGAATGAAGCTCAAGGCATTATGACTCCACCACCCATGATGTACGATGTGGAGATCAAGCGCAGAATCAAATCTGGTAAGGTCAAGATTGAGGCTTTGCCACCAGAAGAGTTCTTGATTGACCGCAGAGCAAAATCCATTGAGGATGCTACTTTTGTTGGTCACAGAACCATGAAGACTGTTTCCGATCTAGTCGCTATGGGTTATGACTATGAGGAAATGGTTGAGCAATCTGGTAATGGTAATGACTTTGACAACAACCAAGAATACACTTCTCGCAACCCATTTGCCGTAATCAGTACTGCAAACAATGGTGACCCATCAAGCAAGAGTGTGATGTACATTGAAGGCTACTTAAAGGTAGACTTTGATGGTGATGGCATTGCTGAAATGCGTAGGATTTGCACTATTGGTACAGGCAACAAAGTTATCCGCAATGAGATCGTTTCTGAACGACAGTTTGCTGACTTCTGCCCAGATCCAGAGCCACACACATTCTTTGGTATGTGCCCTGCCGATGTCGTTATGGACATTCAGAGAATTAAATCCAATGTTCAACGTGGCATCCTAGACTCCTTGGCACAATCTATCCACCCTCGTACAGCGATTGTTGAGGGTCAGGCCAACATGGAAGATGTCCTGAACACCGAAGTTGGTGCGGTTATCCGCATGAGAGCGCCAGGTATGGTTCAACCATTTACCACTCCATTTGTTGGTCAAGCCGCATTCCCAATGTTGGACTACTTGGACGACATTAAACAGACCCGTACAGGCATTTCTAAAGCTGCCGCA